TTTGCTTCAACGTCTTTTTTGGATCGCTCAACAAATTCACTTGACTGGTTTCTCTCCTGTGCAAGTTCCTGTGTTTTACGAGTGTAATCTGCATTTCGTTGATACCCTTGAATTAACTCCTCTAGGTTGACCGACAGTTCTGTACCATCAACGGTTACAGAATAAAATGGTTCCTCGGAGTTCTCTTGTATATCACTCGACTCAGATGTTTCTTCTACCTTATCAGATGTTTCCATCTCCATAGGGCTTTCAGTTTCTTCAGTAAGAAGTCCTTCTTCTGATTCTACTGTTTCAGTTGGTTCCTCAGTTGTTTCTGTAGGAACATTTTCTACTGGTGCAGATTCTTCTTTGGTCATAAGACCTTTGATTATGTTTCCTGCATCCAATACGTTAGTTGCTTGGCGTTCAGCCATAACAGCCTCCTTTTAAATGTTACACTCCCAAATGGGTTGGTGTATTCGATTTAAGTCGAATTTTTTTTGAGATCGTTAATTTGCACAGCAGCTAATTTGCCTGTGTCCATAACGGTACGAAAGTGGTTTTCTACTTTTTCAGTAATGTGATATGCCTGCCATAGGGCTTTACGCACATCATCTTCATTGTGTTTCGTCTGAAATATAGCACTTTGATACTCAACTTTTAAAGTTTCAAATGCTTCTTTAAATAACGGTTCATCAAGCAATAACTTTGCTTTTTCGCCACGTTGTCTTTCAGTCTCTAAATTATTGTTGTTCATTGTTTGGGTTTATCACGTTTTTAGTGATTTGGTCAAGCTCACCTAAAGCAGCTTTCCGTTGTTCCCTTATAGTACGTTGTGCCTGTTCTTGTATTTTACCTTGCTGTACTATTTCTTCTTTGGCTAACATTGCATTATTACGCAACTCAGTCTCATTTATCTTAGTACCATACTGTAGCTCTAATTCTTTTATACGAGTTTCAAACCTCAGAATCATCTCTTGATAATCTTTTTCTAGTTGTTTTATTTTTAATTCGCTATCAATTTGTTTTCTATAGTTCTCACCTTGAACTTGAAGTTGTGAAACTTTTTCAAACTCTGTAGGTTGTGGTGGCTGAGGTGGTGGCATATTCTGCATACCAATATCAGGATCGGTGAAGAACGAATTAGGATTTTTAAGTCCAGCATTTTCAACAATCTTACTAAGAGTGTTATAAATGTTTCGTAAATTTACCATTGGCCCAGCAGCAGAACCTTGTAGCTCTAGTGCTTTTAATTGAGTTTGAAGTATGTTATTTAAAATAGAAAGTTGTTGGTCTCTTGAACCAGTACCCAATCCAACACTTATAGAAATGTTGCATCGGTTTCTCCATTCCATAGGTCTGAACGGAACAAAGTTATTTCTTATCTTAATAATTCTTTCTTTATCTTGGTGTTTAACGATAAGTTCAAACATTTTTAAGAACATATCTTTAACACCAGTCTCAGCAAAGATACGAGCTATAAGTTCTACTCTCATTTGTGCTTGAGATAAAATAGTGTTTACACCAGTTGCAGTCTTATTTAAAGAATCTGCATCCATACCTTGTGAGTATCTAGTAATACCTGTTCGTTGTTCACGTACAGTATCTAAATATTCCAACATAGGAAACGCTTGGTTATTAATTGTTTGCGTTTGCATTGGCATCATAACCTGACCAGGAGAACCTTTAGTCCTCACAACACCGCCAGGTCTGTTTGTAAGTAAGTCATCTAAATTAACTTGACCATCCATTACAGCAACTCTGTTGTTGTTTGTAAGGTACATATTGTCAAGCAACTGTCTCATTACTGTAGACTTAATTAATTGTAAGTCCTCAGTCATTTCAGAAACAGAACGACCGTAAAATCTGTGTGGAACCATTATAGGTGTAACAGAAACAAAAGGTATACTGTCACACAGTTCATCGTCTAATATTGTGTAGCCTTCAGCACCAGCTAAAGTAATTTTTCTTAACTTGGCAACACCATCGCCTTCTTCGTCAAGATGGATGTAACATTCGAAAATAGATATTTCATCTGTACTAGCTTCGCCAGCATCACTGTTATAGTCGTGATCTAAATTTCTATAACGTGTAATTTTTTCTTCATTGTATCTATCTTGTGAGTCAGCAGGTAAACTATAAACTTTATCGCTATCAAATCCAGCTTCTACTAATTGTGTTCTTGTAACTGTAGTTCTGTGTGCAACAAAGTTTGCGTCTTGTATACTTTTAGCTCTACGTTCAATTAAAAATTCTTCTGGTGGTATTGCTTCTATTTTTACTTTACCAAAATCTTCTTCTCTTTCAATAACTACATCATGCAACATAGGTATTGGTGTGTTGTTTATCTGTTCCAACGTCATAGGGTCAACAGGTTGACCAGACTCTTCTATTTGTTTTAAAATATTTTCTTTTTCTTTAATTGCTTTTTCATCTTCGTACTCTGTATGCTCTTTTACTTTTACACCATTTTCATCAAGCAGCATCGTGTATTCATCTTCACTTAACTTTTCATAAGACTCACGTTCACGTTTTTTTGAGGTGTCCCAATAGATTTTTGCAATACCATTTTTTTGTATCAGTGCATCTTTAAATAAAGTGTAAAGGGTTATAAAGCCATCGTTATCTTTGTTGAATACGTAGTTTAAATAATCACTAGCTTGTTTTGCAATCTCTTCGTCTTCTGCGGTAACAGGTTCACACTTAACAATTTCATCACTAGCAGCAAAAGTTCTCAACAGTGTCGGTAAAATAGACTCAATAACATCAGACACATCAGTAGAAACTACTTGTGAACGACCTTCTTGTTCATTACCAAAAGGTTCACCAAAATAATATTCTAATGATTTTTGTCTTTGTTCAGTTATGTCTGAACCAATGTAACCTAAAGATGCTTTGATCTCTGAGCTAACTATTGAGCCGACTTCTATGTCTGTAAGTGCTTTGCCTTTTGCCATGTTAAACTATATACCTTGTATCAATATTTATTTCTCTTGTCCATACACTGGCAGTTCCAGGATCAATCGCACAACCGTAACGAAATGCGTCAGCTCCGTGTGAACTCCAATCATGTAGAGGTTTGTTTTTAAATGTCTGCATACGATCATCAAACTCTTTTCGGTATTGTCGCAAACATTCAATACCAGCCTTACAGCGGTTACGATCAAACCAACATTGGTCTAATGTATTTCTAACTGCTTCTATTCCATGTTGAACTTCTAACTTAGGACATATATCAAATTGTATTCCTAATTCAGATGCAACCTCTAAACGAGATTTACCAGTTCCTAATTCTCTTGCTACAATATCATGGGGTGCTACGTGCCTTCCATAATTGTAGGCTTTGTCTTTTAACACACCAGCGTAATGTGCAAGAGCTTCACCAGATGTTTCGTAGTAATCTATTAAACGAACTTCTGTTCCTACTCTTTGTGCAAACCATATTGATGTTGAATCTCCGATACCTAAATCCCACCATGTTTCTACGTCTATGTTTTTATCGTATTCAATATCAACAATACGGTTTTCTTTCTCAGCTTTTTGTATCTGCTTACCGTAGTAAGAACCTGATACAGCAGCTTGGAAACTACATTCAAACTCTTGCTCGTATTGATCCTCTGGCATCGTCAGACGAGCTTCTTCTAATTCTTCTTTGCTTATAATATCTGTTTCAGATGCTCTGTATAATACAGCTTTCCAATTACCACCTCTGCGTTTTGCAAGGTCGTATACATCCCAGAACTGATTGTGACCCATGGGTGTTCCAATGAAGATCACATAGCCTAGTTTGTCAGATACAGCTGGTCTTACTACCTCTGTCCATGTACGAGGTGACATAAGTGCAAACTCATCTAAACATACGCCATCAAATCCTAATCCCCTGAGTGCATCTGGATTGTCAGAACCAAATATTTGTAAGCGTGAACCATTCCACAAGTCTACTTTTAGTTCTGTTTCGTGACGATTGCCTCCTAGTTTCATAAGAGGTTGTGTGTATTCTTTTAAATAGTCAAACGCTACGTTCTTACCTTGTCGGTATGTCGGTGCAATGTATGCCAACCGTTGATTAGGTTTACCTAAAGCTGTTTTAATTAAGTGATTAATTGCAAAAACAGTTTTGCCAAACCTACGATGACAGCAAATAACATTAAAGCGTTTTAATTTATTGTGTAATTCTTTTTGTAAGGGTCGTGGTTTGTAAGGTATTTCAATCTTCAAACTATTCTTTCCATTTAACTTCTATTTCTACAGGCTCGTCTTTGTCACCTTGTAGTTTTTGATCTACAGAAGATAACCGTGGGTGTACAAATGGTGCAGCTTTCTCAGCAGCCCACATCTTTTTTTCAGGAGATGTTTTTTTGTCGTTCAATATGTTCAACATATACTGTAAAGGTGTTTTAGTGCCTTTACCCAACATCTTTTCTAGTCTTTCGTGCTTTGTTCCTGCGGTGACACCTCTAGGTCTCCCTGCTCCTGGTCTTTTTCCTCCTGCTGGCATTTAAAATAACGATACCAATACAGATAAGATAATAATAACGCCTACACCAGCTATTATGTAGTCTTTTTTTGACCACATTTGATAACTTTGTAACCATTCTACTAATTTGTTAAATTGATTCATGTTATTTTTCCTTTTCCAAAGTTTTTTTTCATTATTTGTGCAATAGACTGACCAAAATACTTAGGTGTAACACCTTTACCAAGTCTACTCTTGCGATTAAAGTTTGCATCTTTCAATCTTGGTGTTTGAGTCCGTGCTTTACGTTGTAAATTTTTTAAAATTCTAACTATATCTTTTTGTTTCATATTACCATGCTTTACAGCTCCAATATTTAGCTGTTAATTTGCTTATGTTACCTTTATCACACCCATGCCTAGCACGAAATGACTTCCGTCTAGCAGGTATGTTCTTTTTTATGGACATTTTTGGGTCACCAAACCTGACCAATCTTACTTTTTTACCTTCTTTAGCCAATACAGCGGACTTTTTAGACTTACCTGGGGTACGTTTTGGTTTATTGTACCCACTGAAGCGTTCCCCTCTATACGTAATAGCCATTAGGCCAGTAATCCTTTAGATTTCCTTTTTTTCTTTTTCAGTTTTTTAAAGTCAGCACCTGTAATTTTGTTACGAGGTTTAGCAACACTTGCAAGTGCTTTTTGTTTCTTACTTAGTTTTCTTGGCATTTGTTTTCCTTTTTGCAAAAGTTGCAACATTGGTTGGTTTACCACCAACTCCTTGTGCTTTTGATCGTTTTCTTGATACCGCTGACTTAATTTGTGCAGCGGTCATGCCTCGTGCTTTAGATCGAGGTACGCATTTAGGGTATTTTCTCTTTGAGCCTGATGCAGACTTACGCCCACACTTTTGAAACTTACCGTTCTTTTTTTTAGCTCCAATATCTACCCAGTCTCCTTTTGGCCCTTTGCCAAACCACGCAGTTAATCCTCCTGTTGGTTTAGCCATTATGATGACCTATAACCGCCACCACGTTTCTTGTATGTACGTACAAGCCAAGCGTTAGCATAAGCTGAAGGGTATACCTTAAACTTTTTCTTTGCTTCTGACTTGACACGTGAATACAAGGCTTTATTTGTGGGTACTGCTTTTTTAGCCATTAGCCCATCATTATTACAAGACCTTTTTTCTTCTTATTGGTCTTTTTCTTTGCTGTTTTCATTCCTTTTTTCATAGTTTTCTTCTTTGCACGTTTTTTCATTCCTTTTGCCATATAGCCTCCTGTATGATTGTCTTAGTTTTACTGTGTCAGCGTAATATTCCTGACTCCAGTTGTTATAATATCCAATTTTTGTTAAAGCTGCTGATGCAGTCTCTAGTTCTTTGAATGGCTGGATAAGTACCATAAAGAATTCATTTACTGGCTCCCAATCCCCTGATAAAAACGGTTCGTCTTCATCGTCTGGATATGAGGCCATCAAATATGTATTTAAAGGCACGTAGACATGATTTAAAGCATGAACATAGTCGTATAAAGTATCTGGTGTTACTTCCATATCACCACAAGCGATGATTGAAAGCTTTTTGTCGGTGTTATTAAAACCCCCTGCTAATTCGCATAAGCGTTCTAAGAACCTCTCGGACTCTACTTCCTCAATAGTGACTTGGTTTTGCAACCGAGCCTGTTTGGCATAAGGACAGATAGGGAAACCATCTCTTGGTTTTTCAACGTGTTCAATAGCCCAGTTTTGAATATCTTCAGTTATTGTGGTCACACTGCATCAGTTGGAAACATATTTAGGTTACCAGCGACTGTTCTGCGTTCACCTTTACCCTCAAAGGGATATACACAGTGTTGGCACCATGAAGGGAACATAAGCAGCTTACCTACCTCTGGCTTTACCATCCTTGAGAATGGAGGCCTTAATTCTTCTAATCCACGAGAGCTTGTTTGTCCGAAGTGAAACTGTAAGAACCCATCGGCTATACCGCTTGCTTCGACCAGTTTACTGCTGTCGTAGTCATCTTTATCTAATATCTGCTTCGGTATCTTTGTCCATGTGGTAAATGACAAGCCCATAATTGTGTCGGTACCATGATCGTGTACAGGGTTATAATCACGTTCATACGAGTGTACTGACCATAAACTGTGTACGTGTGGTATCCGCTTTAAGGGTTCTACCCCTATCATCCGACTAAACTGCCCTAGGTATGACTGTGACATATTTGCAACAATCTTTGTAAAAGGATCAACTAAAGGATCTGTGTGGTCTATCTTGAGCTGCTCACCATGACTAATTTGACCCACAAGCTTACCAGCAAATGATTCTGCACCCTTATTATGGCGTTCATCTAGGTACTTATTAAGGTCTTTGACCGCCCTTATTGGCAGTTGGGTCTCTAAGAATAGCACCGCAGGTGCCGC